TTTTTCACCACAAATTTGACAAGTGAATCCTTTTTCAACTATTTTCGGAAATTGCCAGTCAAGATAAATGTCTGTACTGTCGTGAACTTTGACAGTCATATCATCGACGATATTAACGTCAGTTTTGGCAAAAAGAAACTCAAACATTAAATCAACCTCGTTGTATATTACTATATATCTCAGTCGTACAAAAATACTAAGTTTTTACAACCAAAGATCTTAACCATATTTTCTTTTTTTGCTACTTCTATTTCGCTTAAGTTGCTCTTAGAGTCTGCTCGTATCATAAACCGATTATATCGTCTGGCATTGTCTGTCCACCAGAACATGTTTCCAGTCGTTGAGTTGAGTTTATACCCTGCCTTTATATATCCTGACCCATTGCCGTAGTGTGTGTCAACGTATGATAGTAATCCTGTCTTGTTATCCGAAATTGAGAACGTGTGGGCTGCTTTTGTTAGTTTCGAGAGCCCACCTATGACTGAAGTGTTTTTGGCTGTAGCGCTTCTGGAGACCTCATAATAACTGCTCCATTTTTTGTGGAATGGTTTTCTCAGTGAAAGACAGCTAACAAGTTGATCATCGTAATAGAGGCCAAAAGCTATTTTTGATCTTGTGTCTCCGTCGATGTGATTCTCGTTAAAAAACTGTCTCCTGTCGCTTGTTGTCACTTGTCTCACTTCACACTTTCTTGCGTATATTCTGTTTTTTCCTGCGCCGAGTTTGTTTCTTAACATTGATTTTACTATTTCTTTTTTATCTCTCCACTCATCTTCGAATATGTGAATAAGCTGTATGTCTTTTTCGTTGCATTTTTCTGTTTTATCTGAGTGGTATTCTTTTTGCAGATATTTTTCAGAGTGCCAAAACAAGCCATTGTATTCTATTGCCAGGTTTTTCGATGGAATGTAAATATCGAGCTCTTTTGGTGATAAAACGTCTCTGTCACTTAGGATCGTCTCTAACCCGAGTGATAATATGAAATCGTTTATTTCTAGTTGTGCCTTCGACTCTTTTGGCTGGCAATAAAAACAAGCTAAAGATTCATCTATCGAGTACAGCGTTCTATATTGCTCTTTTTCACATACGTTGCATTTTACAAATAACTTTGACTTTTTTCTTGTTTTATATTCGCCTGAAATAAATGTGAAGTTTGCGTCATCTATTCTTTGAGACACTTCATTTTCAGAGAGACGCTTTCCTGCTACTCTTTTTTTATAAGACTCGGATATTTTCTTTGAAACTGCTGCCACTCTGTGATCAGTCTCCTTAGTGAGTCCTTGATTCCACGAAGTTGTCTCGCCTGAGTTGTATTTTCTTTTTTTTGTTTGTGATGATCTTAGCAAGCGATCGTCTGATTCTTTCGTAAGACCCGTCTGCCAGGAGATTAATTCGCCTGTTTTGTGTTTCTCTTTTAAAGTCATTGACGTTTTTTCGCTCATTTGTCTGACTTTTTCTGAATTTTCTTTGTTTAGTCCTTTGTTCCAGACTTTATACTGCCCCATCTCGTATCCTAATTTTCTCTTTGAGACGGCTTGTTTCATTAACTCTTTGTCAGCAAACGCAGTATGAACTCTTGCGTTGTGACCGCGATAGTATGATGAATACCCTTTTTTCCACCCATACCACTTAGGGACTTTTCCACACCCACATTGACACGTTATTTTTATATCATTGTTTTTGTATTTTATGTATGCCGATTCTGCACTTATGTTGTGTGAAACTGATAGGTGTGTAAATAGTTTTTTCTCTAACTTAGAAGAAAAATCGCAAAGAGGACAATGAATACTAATATACGCCATAATGTTATAATTATAACGTATACGAAAAAGTTGTTAACCCATTCGGGTCTTTCTAGAACTGCAAGACCGCGTTATCATACCTCAGTGTAAGATCTATCTCAGATACTTCAGAGTCGCTTTTATAATCTAGAGTCCCGTAGTTGGCCTGAGTTATGAAAGCGCCTTTTATATCCCAAAGCTCGATTACTGTTCCCACTGGGTCAAGAAGCTTTAGCTGGATGTCACGCTTATAGAAGTCAGCGTAGCCGGCCCTAGCAGATACTGACTCGTAGTGAGTCCTTATCCATTCCATAACCTGTTGGGCCCCAGAAGGAGCTATTGGATCATGTAGTTTTACGCTTATTGTCTCGAAATTAAATCCACCAGAGACGTATCGTTTTGAGTTTATGAAAGGGATCATAACCTCGTTAATTTTCATTGTAGGACGAGCAGTTGATTTGATCAAAAAAGCATCTATTCCTTCGATCTGCAGAACCCATCGATTTTGTCTTTTTGGTTCAAATTTATTTGGTAGCATGTCCGTGACGGATAGTGTTTCAGCCATTTTAGTATTCTCCTAGAATTCTTTATTATAATTATATTGTTAGAGTGTATTTGACACAACAAAATCAAGTGATATGAACTCAGCTGTCTTAGTGGGTTGTATGTAGATCTTTCCACGTAGTGTGTTGTTTTCCACGTCCACCTGAGTTGTTGTCTCGGTATCAATTTTTACTTTATATCGGTCAAGCCCTGATTTCTCTTGAATGCTCTGGAGAAGTGGGTTAACTTTGGCCTCGAACTTAGCAAGAGTCTCAGCTCTGTTAGGTTCGAACAGGAACCCAAGAGCAATGTTCTTAACTGAACGTCTGATCTCGATGAGCAGACGTCTTACATTGACTCTGTCTAATGCTGAAGCTGCTTGAAGAAGTGTCTTTTGCCCCCAGATTACAGTCTCTGTGCCAGAAAACGAAGTAAGCGGGTTGATTTTAGCTTCATAAAGTGAGTCGAGGTTAGTTCTTGAGAATGATACTGCCGTGTCTTCGACTGAACGGAGAGCCCCTCGAGTGAAACCAGCAGGTGCATACCAAGGATGAGCGATCGAATCATTCAGAGACATCGCACCAAGTACAGCCACTGATGGAGGTACTTTCATTGTTGTCTTTGTGATCGGGTCAGTCATTACGACATCTGGAAAGTATGCAGCTGCGAATGAAGTATCAAACCCTTCTGACTCGAACTGAGCAATAGTATTACCTACGTCTGTTATTTGATCTGAGTTTATTATGATATCGTCAGAGCTATCTTTCTCGAGAATGTCTGCAATGAAAAGAGCATCGAATCTGCTCTCTACTGCGTCCATAGCGTATTGGGTCACCGCACTATGTCTAATACCAGGAACAGCTAACATTTGGATTTCTACGTCAGACTTGCTAGTTATTACGTCTAATGCTTTTCTATAGGCTGTTACTGTTGGTCCTGAAGTTCCGCCTTGATTTGCAGCGTCTATCATCTCCCATACGACTGCAGAGTTCATCATTTTTGCTTTTTGTTCCCTGAAAATGTTGTTTCCATCGAATCCGCCTTGCATAAACATTGTGAATTTTACGTGCGATGAGTTTGTTGATCCAGAGACATCAGAAGCTTTCAAGAATCTTGTAGTTGAATCGCTAGTGTCGTCATCAGAGTCAAATCTGTAGTGTGAAACTGTCCAATCAATAGCTCTTTCGGAGGTGTCTGCGTCTTCGTCTTTAACATCGACTTCGATATTTTCAAGCGTGAACTCGTGACCTGTTCGGGCGACGATTGTGTCAGGTAAGAATTTTACTAAGTTTTTCACAATTGAACTTTGTACGAATGACTCGTTTGGCTCATCTAAGTCTTGAACTTTTGACAGTTGTAGTCCCCAGTGAAGTTTTGTGAATGTTTTCAGAGTTAGGTCGATCCCAGTTGTGATGTTTTGTCTAAAAGGCAACGGAAGATTAACTTCAGCATCAAACTCATCAGCAATTACCATTTCTTCGTAAGCCTCGTGGCCAAACGGGATAGCGTTTACTGGGATCTGACTCTGGGCTACTTCGTCAGAGACTTCAACTCGTATGTATTTTGATACATTGTCATAAGTCCCAGAAGTTTGTAACTGCTGTGTTGATTTGTCAAGATTGAACCACGTTCTTTTGTCGCCGATTTTCTTAGCAATAAAGTTTGAAGAAGTTGGGTCAAGATTGAGGCTTGAGAATCTTTCGATGTGTTTTTGTCCAGCATCCGTGTCGTTGAAATCGCGAACAACGAGGTCAAATGTGCCCCAAGAGTCGTTTTTATCGTAACGAAGATTGATTATTGACAACTTGATGTTCGTGTTCTCGAGCTCTCCGTCAGAAAGTGCGTGGATCTTGAACAAGTTATGTTTATCAGAACCAAATGATTGTGATTTTACCCAAGGTGATGTCGCGTGGTCAAAGCGTTGTTTGAAAGTCTTGTAATTAGCGTCGATATCGCCAATATCTTCGGCAACTATCATTTCTACAACTGACGTCCCGACAGGGGCGACTGCGGCTTGTTTCTCGTCTATCTCGAAGTGGTTATAGAGACAGTGACCTTTCTCTTCGATCTGTAGTGGGTCGGTGTTCAACACTTTTGCGACGTAGTAAGCGCTTGTTGGGTCGAGTGATAGAGTGAACGTAATGTCATCTACGTCTGTAGTGCCTGTAAGGCTCATAGTGACAGTTTTTGTTGCATCATCGTAAGAACCCAGAGACATTGTAACGCCATATGGGATCATTACCATTGCTCTTGCTACTTTTGCATATGTACCTGTAACTTGATCGACTCCGTCAACGAAGGCGTCGAGGGTAGGGCTGCCAGAGCCTGTGTATGTAGGTACGACTCCGTTCAGTTCAGCTGTATCACCTTCTGTGTCTGTTATTATTACTGATCCATTACCAGAGCCCGTATCATCGGTGACCGTCAAACTATACCCTGTTATAACGTTCCATGAACCGACTGTTCGAGTGTATGTGTTAACTGTTGTACCTACTGTAAATTCTATTGTATCTCCGTCTGCTTGTGTGAGAGTTAAACCCTCAGTCGTAGACGATGCATAAGTTACAGCTGTTGTCTCGTAAGACGTCTCAGAGATTCCAGCATCTAAAAAGACATTTGAGTCTGCACTGTCGGTCATAAGACCGCTTATCAAGTACATCGAGCCTGCAGACTCTGATGTTCCATAAGGGTTTGTGATTTCGAATCCTGTCTCAGTTGAAGGCAGTTTTTCGCCGATTACGAAGCCGGCGTCTGTGTCATCTCCAGTCCCTGTCCCTATTCCGAGAGTTCTTACAAACGTAAGTGATTGTGCATTTTTTAGCCACTCGTTCACTGCTAAAGGAGCAAACATCTCGCCGTCTGACTCTCCGAATTGTGAGACAAACGACTTGAAGTCACCTACTGTTACGGGTACGAATGCAGGCCCTCTCTGTGATGTCCCTATTACGCACGCTGGCGTCCCTTGTGGTCCCAGGCTGCTTGGTTGTGATAGATCGATCTCTCTAGTACCGACTCCTGCACTGCTGTATGTTAATTCAGGCATTTTTAGATGTCTCCAATTTTTCTATTATTAATTATTCTTTTATTCAAAACTTACACCAGACGATGTTACAATAAAGTCAATTGCAACATATTCTATTGCACGAGTTGGAACAAGTACAACTCTTCCGTTCATTTTGTTAGACTCTATGTCAGAAGGTGTGTTGTTCGAGTCGTCAACTGTGATGCTGAACTTGTCGATTCCCTGCTGAGTCTGAATTAGTGAGAGCTTTGGTGTAAGTTGAGCAGCGAACTTGGCTCTAGTTGAGGCATTGTTCTGTTCAAACAGCATATTTTTAGCTACTGCTGAGACTTGTCGTTTTACCTCAAGAAGCATACGTCTGACATTTACTCTATCGAGTGATGAAGCCATCATCTGTAGCGTCTTTTGTCCGAAGATCACGTAGCCCGCATTGGGGAAAGTAGCAATCGGGTTGATACGGGCTTCGTACAAGTTGTCACGATCGGCTGTGTTCAACCGAACAGTCACTCCTTTAACTACGTCCAAAGATGCCCTGTTGAAACCAGCAGGAGCAAACCAGGGGTAAGCAACCTTATCTGTGTAACTGATTGCAGCCATTGCAGCAACTGAGGCGGGTGCCTCGACTATTGTATCTGTGTATTCGTCATAGATTTTGACGTCTGGATAATATGTAGCGACGTAGTTATTGTCAAAAGTTCTTCCTGAGAATTTGCCAAGTGTCTCTGTTGTGTCTGGGTCAAGGGCATCGTTATCGAATACTCGTTTTGCGTCGCCGTCGTATGAAGGGATGTCCATCAAGTAGATAGCTAGCCCGTAATCACGAACCTTGTCGGCTGCGTAATCAGTAATAAACGAGTCACGCATACCGGGTATTGATAATATGTTGATTGTTGATGACATCTCATCTGTCAGGATGTTGATTGCCGATCTGAACGAGTTGAC